GGAGAATCCAAAGGGTGTTCTTGACACCCGTCTCGGCCCACTCGAAGCCGCAACGATTCGAAACGGCATGACGACCTCGCGGATGCTTGCTCAGCAACAGCTTGCCAACGCGGATATGGCGTCGGGTGGCAAGACAATGGACGGCCGTTTGTTTCAAGCTTGGGGGGCTGAAATCGACGCCGAGTCTCGTAAGTACCAACCGACGACGCTCATGACCCCCGAAGCCTGGATTGGTATCTACTGGTACTTGAAAGGGATTCATGGTGACGAGTTGAGAGACCCCGAGACTCGAAAGAAGAAGTACGCCTTCCTTGAGCCGGCAGCTTCGTCTGCCGCTGGACCGAACGGTCCTGGAAGCGACAGCAGGCCGAAGGACGGTCCTGAGTCTTTGACGGATCAAGAGAAGCATGTGGCTGACAAGATGGGCGTCAGCTACGAAAACTACGCGAAGCGTAAGAAAGCGATGGTGATGGTCAATGCCTAACGAACCGACAATCACTTCAAAAAGCCTTCCTCCAGCAATGCAGCCGGGAGCGGTTAAGACTTCGCCGGCTGGAGCCTCAGACGCTAAGCCCGCCGTCGAGCAGCAGATTCCTTGGGAGCAGATTGAGGCAAAGCCGCTTCGCTCCCCGAACTTTCTTAACCTCAAGCCGAAGAATCCGAACCTTTCACTCTTCTTCGGTAATCGAGCCGTGGGTGAGAAGGAATCTGGGCTTCGCTACGACCAACTCATCGCGATGGGCTTCGTTCCGGCGAAGCCTGAGGATGTTGTCACCAACCTCGGACATCCTTGCCCTCCGTCACTCTGCCGAGACGGTCGCATTATGTACGGAGATTTGATCCTCCTCAAGATTGCTCGTGTCGATTACATCGGTAATCAAAAGTGGAACGAGCAAAACGCTCGGCTTCGAATGAAGAAGCCCGGTGTTACCATCGAAGGTGGAGGCAAAGAGCATCAAGCCGCTGACGGACGTTTGCAGCCTACTCAGGCTTTGAACGTTCCCGATGCGATTCGCAATAAGGTATCGATGTACGTGCCTCCGCTTGCTGAGGTCGACGCCGCAACGAAGGACAACACCTAAACGAGTTTATGACGTGCCCCCGTCATAATTGTTAAGAAAGTTAACAAAAAGAAAGGAGTACGAATGGCTTCAGCAGAAATCCACAGCATTCAGACTGTTTCAGGTCAACAGCCTAGAATGCGCAGACTTCCTGAAGAAGCCGGCCAAACTTTTCTACCTGGCACACCTGTGCAGTTGGCCGCCGGTGACGGGGGCGTTAAGGCATGGGATGGTGTTACGGTAGCGTTCGGCATTGCAGGCTTCTCAAAGGAGTTTGGAAATAACCTAGCTGCGCTCGGTGTTACGCCGACCGCTGCGGTGAATCCATCTCCTCAGCCGTCGACTGGTCAGGGTATTCCCTTCCAGCCGTTGGCAGTCTCGATATCACGACCGTTGTTTCGTGACGGTAGGCAAGGCTTTGAGGTAGCGGTGGCTGACACCGTTTTCCTCGGTCAGGTCGGACCGGCTCAGGCAACGGTTGCAACCGACGTTGGCAAGCAGTACGGAATGACCCTCGATGCGGACGGTCATTGGTACGTTGACAGAACCAAGGCAGGGGCTTCGGCGGTTGTTGAAATCGTCCGGCTTGACCCCAACGACCAGGGAACCATTGGTGTAAATACTCGCGGCGTCTACTTCATCGTGCTACCTGCCGCAGCACAGTTGGTGGCCTAGCATGACTATGGTTCGTGGACAGTTCGCACAACTCATGGCACCCGGTCTGCACGACGAGTTCCTTCACTGGATCGACCTCCTTCAGCGCGATGAAGAGTACTCTCATATCTTCCACGTTGAAACCTCGAAGATGGCTTACGAAGACGAAGTCGAGTTCGCCGGCTTGCCTCCGCTCGTGGAGAAGCCAGAGGGCGAAGCGATTTCTTACTCGGACGCCATTCAAGGTGGCTCGAAGCGGTATCTTCACCTGACCTACGGTCTTGGGGTTCGGTGTAGTTTTGAGCTCTACGAGGACGACCAGTACAACGTTATCAACCAAGTACCGAAAGCTCTTGCGCGCTCGGCTCACTTCGTGAAGGAGCAGCAAGCCTTCAACGTCTTTAACCTTGGCTTCGGCACGGTGACCACGACGGACGGCTTGTCTTTGTTCAACACGAGCCATCCTCTACTCGGCGGACCGGCTGCAACGTCGGTGGCTCCCGGAATCGGCAACATCATTGCCTCACCGGGAACTTACCCGAACAGACCTTTGGTCGATGTTGACCTCTCTTTCACCGCCATTCAGCTGATGGTCAACTTCTTCGAGCGCTTGCCGGACAGTCAAGGCTTGCCGATTACCATCAAGCCTCGAACCGTCGTAATCCCACCGGAGCTCAAGTGGATTGCTCGTGAAATCCTTGGCTCCCCTCACAAGCCGTACACGGCGGACAATGAAATCAACGCTGTGCTTGCCGAAGATTTGCAGTACTTCGTCTGTCACTACCTTACCTCGCAGAGCGCGTGGTTCGTTCTTGCGGACAAGATGGCTCATCGCCTGAAGTTCTTCGTTCGCCACGAACTCGATGAGGACTTCGCGGATGACTTCGACACACGGTCGATCAAGCAAGTGAGCTTCATGCGAATCAGCGTGGGGGCTACAGTCTGGGAGGGAACCTTCGGTTCAAACGGGCCGTAGTCGTTACGGCCTATTCTAATCGAAAGGAAAAACGAACATGAAAAAACTACTTTCATTGCTCGCACTTCTCACACTTTGCGTCGTTCCGGCGTTTGCTCAGCAAACCATCTCACAGTCGTTTACAGAGGTTGTTAACCTTGCTCCTGCGGCTGTCGTGGTTGGGCAGAACTTCTCTACCACGACCTCTACCGGAGCAGTGGCTTCTACAACCGGAGGCGCGGTAGCCGCAGGCTCGTATCGAATATCAGTTACTTGCTTCTCTGCTACCAACACGGAAACCCCTCAATCGACTGACACAGCAGCCACGTCCGTACTTACAACAACCGGCTCGACTTCGACCGTCACTATATTTCCTCCAATTTGCACTGGAGGAAACGCAGTTGGTTGGAGGATGGGAGTAAGTGCTTCGGGTGGCGCAACCGCAACCGAGACTCTTCAAACAATCAACGCGACGGTTTGTACGTTGAGCGTAAGCTCGACTGCAAGCTGCGCGTTGACCAGTCCGGCGGTTTTTACTGCCTCGACGAATTTCAGTGCTGGTTCTGGTATTGGACCAGCTACTCCTGGAACCTTCATCTCTCCAGCTTTAGCCAATCAAGCAAACATGGCTCTGTTCGAGAACTCGAACTATCGTACTCGAATAGTGAGTTGGACCATCACCGGAACGGTGCCTTCGGCTTGTACGTTCAACATACAGACCGGAGCCACTGTCGCGGCTTTAGCGAGCGTAGGGCAGACAATAACCTGTACTGCCTCTGGGAGCTATGCTCTCCCTTCGCAAGCCTTGGCTAATTTCGTTGCGATTAACCTCGCGACTTATACCGCTGGTGATACCACGACGGTTACGACGTTTACCCTAACGGACCTTCCTTACCCAATCGTGAACTACTGGGGTCCGGTCGCTCCGACGAGTGCATGTACGGCGTACACTGGGTTCTTCACAGCCGCAGCTACAACCACCTCAACCATCTACACCTGCGCGGCAGGAACCTGGACAGCGGTGACGTTGCCGTAATATGCCGAACCAATCACATTCGGGAATCCACGGTGACCCTTGGCATCTGTGCGATAGGTGTGGTCAGGATTACCGAACTTCTCAACTTCGGAGGCAGACGGGATTGGCACGAGGTCTTCTCGTCTGCCCGAAGTGCTTTGACGACCCAACTACGTTTTATCGTGACATTGTAATTCAAGACACCCTAGCCCAATCAGCCGACTTGGAAATGCAAGTCGCTGATATTTTGAAGGAACCTATCGCGGACGACTCACCCCAGTTCTAATGGTGCCCTGTCTCCTTTGCTGAGCTTGGGGACAAAGCGATGTAGAGGGCCTCGATAAACAGGGCACCTTCGGTTTTATGGTCGATTAGTAGCTGTCGCTAGACAGACTCAAGGCTTAGGAGGCCTTAACGACATGAGTCACACAAAGTCAAGATACATGCAGGATTTGGGATTCACCGACGGGCGTATCTTCTGCGGCCCTGGCGACGTCGTGGCTATCGGTTCGACAGCCGCTCCAGCCGTAACGAGGAACGCGGTTGGGGATTGGTCGTTGACGAGGACGTCGGCTGGAGCCGAGACGTTAAACATCGCCGTCAACGTTATGAATCAGGTACTTCGACGGACTGGCTTCTTTGAAGATTTGCAAGAGCAGTTTGGCGGGGCGGGAATCCCTGCATCTGCTGAGTATCAAGGACGTCCTGATACTCTTGCAAGTATGGCTCTTGGACAGCCCATTACGCCACGGACGGCGTTCAAGCTCAAAGGGTTTAAGCTTCTTTCGATAGATGCTATCTATCGCGTGACGGTAGCCAACCTCACGACCAACACCTTACGGGTCGACCAAGCTCTTCAGGCAAACAACGTCGCTCCGGCGGTGACGGCTGTTCTGGCTGCGACCGGTATCCCAACGGTCGTACAGGCGAATCCCTATGTAACGAACGTGGCTTTGCCAGCCGCTCAGCAGATTTACCGAATCACCCCTGACCAGGAGCTTTGGGCTGAGATGACGGTCGCGATTCCGAATACGTCAAAGCTTGACTTCTACGGCTTTGATTTGCTCGTTGAGTTCAACTTTAATTAGTTGGAGGCTTTGTGAACGGAGCTGTGACAGCGACAATAGTCATTGCAATCTTTCAAGGCTTTCAGACAGTTCTCATGGCAATGGGTATGTTTATTCTCAAAGACATGAGAGACAGAATCACCCGACTCGAAACGATCGAGATGCAGAAGAAAGGTGGTGGGTGATGGCAAACGATATTAGCTCGCGGACATGGTTTATTGACACGGCTGGAGCCTTAGTTATCTATCCGTATCAGGTTTACATCAAATTCATCGAGGTTGTCGGCGGAGCCGCAGCCGGAGCTCAGGGAGCTTTGATGGCTGACATTCAGGATCGAAACGGTAAGTCGATCGTGCGTGCTCAGTTTCAAACCGTTCTTGCTGGTGAGATTCAGACCTACAATCTAGAGAATTGGTTCGAAGGACTCATCGTCGCAACGCTCGGTGCCGGCCCGACAACCCTTCGTATCCACGTTAAATAGAGGATTTATGATCGCTCTCGAGGCCATAGCGGATGCTATCCAGAGCTTTGAAGGATGGCATCCGGTGACGAAGTCATACCGAAACCGAAACCCCGGTAATCTTGAGGGGGGACAGAAGGTCGATGCGAAGAACTACGACGTGTTCGGAACCTTCATCGACGGCTATCAGGCTCTTCTCAACGAGCTTAAGGCGAAGTTTTCTGGAAACAACCGGCACGGCATCAGTCCCGATTCGACGCTTTTGGACTTGTTCAATGTCTACGCTCCGCCGAGCGACAACAACCCAACTCACGAGTATTGTGACTTCGTCGCTAATTGGGCGAGTCAAGCCTTGGGTCAAACAATCAAAGCGAGCACTTTGCTGAAAGACATATGGGTCGATTCTTAATACTTTCGGATAGCGGTGACGGTGTTGGGCTTGCCCTTCGGCTAAAGCTTGAGGGCCACGACGCTCGAATTAAGATATTTGACCGAATGCACGACACCTACGGAAAAGGCCTTGTCGACTACTCAGACGAGTATCAAATGGGTCAAACAGTCATAGCTGACTGTACCGGCTTTGGAGAGATTCTAGACTCCTTTCGAGATTCCGGCGTTTGTATCTTCGGCGGAGGCTCATTTGCCGACAAGCTCGAGGCCGATCGTAAATTTGCAGAGGAGGTGATGCTGAAAGCAGGGATAGAGAGTCCGAACTCGAAAAACGCTAAGACCTGGGAGGACGCTGCTAAGCAGGCGAAACGGCTTGCGGAGCGTACCGGGAAGGTAGTTCTAAAGCCAGAGGGCGCCCTTAGTGGCGTCATCCCTTCTTACGTTGCATCTGATGTTGAGGATGCTCTTACGATGTTAAAACAGTTCGAGAAAGAACACGGCTCGGATGATGTCGAGCTTACTGTTCAGGAGTTTGTCGAGGGCGTCGCCGTGTCGACCGAGGGATGGTTCAACGGCGAGGAGTGGATCGAAGGGATGTTCAACCACACGATCGAGCGTAAGCAGTTCCTCAACGGTGACCTCGGCCCGAGCGGAGGTTGCACCGGCAACGTCGTGTGGCCTGTTGAGTCTAACGACCCTCTAGTGAAACAAACGTTACTTTTGTTAACAGAAGCCCTGCGCGAACATCGATACGTCGGCCCAATCGACGTTAACTGTGTTGTCAACAAAGGAGGCGTCTATGGACTGGAGTTTACCCCCCGCTTCGGGTATGACGCGTTTCCTACTCTACTGCATTCTCTTTGTGATTGGGACTATGGCGTTTTTATCGCTGATTGTGCTAGCGGCTCTAGCTGCGGCGTACGTCTTATGGAGGCTTTCGGGGCCGGGGTTAGGCTGAGTATTCCGCCGTGGCCCAACGAAAAGTATCACAACGAGGATTGTGTTCAGCTTCGTGGTTTTGATGACGAAGCGAAGGAATACTTCTACCCTTACGGAGTACAGCTTACCGAGGACGAGCTGACAAGCTCACACGGCGTTGGTATCCTCGGTGTGATGAATTACGAAGGGCGAAGTATTGGTCAAGCCTTCGCTTGTGTGTATCACCAAATATCGAAACTGAAGATACCAAATCTTCAATATCGTACCGACATGACCGAGCAATGTTTGAAAGACTATAGAGAGCTTCAGAGCATCTTGACAGGCGACGAAGGCGAGTGGATTGGTGTGGACTTGGACGGAACGCTTGCAGAATACTCAGGATGGAGTAATGAAATTGGAGCTCCTATCCCGAAGATGGTTCAGCGTGTAAAGCGTTGGATTGCCGAAGGCAAGGAAGTTCGTGTCTTGACTGCACGCGGCTCGGTTGACGGTCATGGTGAGTCAGCTAAGTATGTTCAGTTGATGAAGATTTATGACTGGATCGAAGCTTTTATTGGTGAGCCTCTTGAGGTTACATCGCAGAAAGACCCCGAAATGGTGAGACTGTATGATGATCGTGTCAAACAGGTCGAAGCCGGGACCGGCGAGTTGGTGGTGAGCTAATGGCCTTTCCTCCAGCTTTTACAAACGTCTGGGACACAACGTTCCCGCCGGATACACAGCTCGCCAACCTGCTTGGGCAGGATTTGCGGAACCTTCGTGTTGACGTAATGCAACGAATGTCGTTGCTGAGCGGTACGCTCGCGAATAGACCGACACCAGAAATCGTCAACGCGACTTGGGGTGGTGCGGGTTTTGGACTGCTCTTCTTCGCGACTGACACCAATCAAATCTTTCAATGGAGTGGTGCGGCTTGGACTGATGTTTCATCCTCGTTTACCAGAAGCCAGTTGCTTAACTCGCAAGCTAATTTAGCTCCTGTCGTCGGGAACAACACCGATCAGACAGTCTTTACTTACAATCTTCCGGCGAACACTGTTGCGAATCTTCAAGGCATTCGTATCAGCATCGTCACTCATAAAAGTGCTGGAGCAGCAGCCGGAACTTACAAATACAGTTTGAATGGACAACAGTTCGCAAATTTTGGTTATGGCGGGGACCTTTCCGAGATCGTCACCCTACTGAATATAGGAGCCGCGGCTGCTGCTTTTTCTAAATGCTCTTTCAACCAGAACAATCTCAATAACAACGGAACAATAGGTGCGGGTTTGAATTGGGCGGGTGCGCAGACTTTGTTGGTGACGTACAATGTCGCTCCGACCGATACCATCAACCCTTTTATGTGGACAGTGGAGTTGCTGAGGTAAAATGCCTCAACTTCAAGACAGAACATTAGTACGTTCCGAAGAGCAATTCGAAGCCTCTCTTACCGGGCCTTTTGGTGGGGTGCAGTCTGAGCTTCCGTTGACGGAAATTGAGGCGTTTGGCTTTGCTGACGTAAAGAACTTCCTCTTCCGAAAAGGAGCTGCTTACGTCCGTCCGGGATGGACAGCTTTAGTTCCTTTTCCTCTAACGCCGAACGAGCCTATTCTTGCTGTTGCTGACTTCTTCAATGCTAATGGCGTTCATATTCAATGCGTCCTGACTCCGACAAAGCTTTGGCAATTCGTAGCCGGAGGCTGGACCCAAATAACAGGTCCAGCCTTTTCAGGCTCAGCGGCACAGCTTTTTGTCTGGGATTCGCTGAATTACTTTCTTTGTTTCTCGCAGGGGGTTGACAAGCTTTTTCTGTGGGACGGCATTGGAGTTGTTTACACACAGGTCGCGGCCGCGCAACCTTTCAAATATCTTGCTGAGATCGGATTACATCTAATCGGAGTTACTCCGACCATCCCTCAACGTTATTACTGGAGCGGAATAGGCGACCCGACCGATTGGGTAAGCTTCAGCTCCGGCTTGAACGATAACGTTAACAATCTTGGTCCTATCAACGGCTTACTCAAGATTGGACAGTATGGCTTTGGCTTTCACCAAAACGGCATCTTGCAAATCATCCCGACAGGAATCGGGCTTGCCCCATTTGACTTTCGCTCGATTATCAACGCGACTCAAGGTGTTATCGCTCCTTACAGCCTTGACCATTTCGACGACCAAGGCCGTGAGTATGCTGTGTATTTGGGTGTCGATAATGTATACCTTTTTGACGGTTCGTCGGTAACTCCTATTGGAGATATGCCAATCGACAACCGACGTAGAATAGGAGCACGTTCGCGAATCCTGACGGACGTTATGTCTGTAAATCCTCTAACGATTTACGGTCGTGTTACCTACTCGATTAATGGTCAAGCTTTCCGAGCTTATTGGCTTGTTATTCCCGGTGTCTCGGTTTGGGTTTATAACTTTGACGAAGGCAACTGGACTTCGTTTACCTACAATAAGACAATCGCGTCGGTTGGTAATTTTTTCAAGAATCAGGCGATTCGTATTATGGATTTAATTGGAACGATTCAAGCTCAAACTTGGACGCCAGCCACGCTCATTGCAAATAACCCATTCGAAGGCTTTTTGCTTGGTTTTAATGACGGTACGGCTGGATATGTCGATTTCTCGAATACTTCTGAGGTTCCTGCTAGTCTAACATCAGGGAAGCTTATTTTTGGAGATCGTCGGCATGAGCACCAAGTCAAGAAGTTTCGTTTGTCTTTCATCGACCTTGGTTCAACGACGTTTACTATTACACTGACGAATCAGCAAGGGCAAACGAAGTCATTTCCCTTTACTATCGGGACTGGCTCAGGCGACGTACTAAACTACATCCAGGAATTCAATATGACCGGCCTTCGGTTTCAGTACGTGGTGTCGGTGCCAGCGTTGACTGCAACAGCCATTGTTGAGCTGTGCCCTATCTGGGACATGGGTGGAGAACAGCGTGGAGGAACGATAACAAATTGAGAGCTACGCCTAATCTGAATTTCACGACTGTCGAACCGACAGCTCCGTCGTTGAAGACGTTCGTTACGATGCTTCGAAGTGTTTATCAGCATCTTACCGATGTTATTAACGGAAAAATCGGCTTCGGCGATGGAACGAACCACGACAACATCGACGGAGCGTGGATTAACGTGGTTGCTCCAGCCGCCCCGAATACCGACTTTACAGTAACTCACAACCTTGGAAGGCTTCCGGTGGGGTATTGGCCGATGGTAAAAGACAGAGCATGTGATATTTATACAGGTTCGGTAGCGGCGACGAACACGCAGCTTACTCTTCGAGCAACGGTCGCGTCGGCGGTTTTGCGTTTGTTCATTGTTGGGTTGCTCTTGGGGGTGTTCGTCCAGCGAAGCGAAGCTCAAGGAGCCAATCATACAAACATTGCTTTTGGTTCTGTAAAGCTCCCAGGCAATCTTGGTGTTTCTAGTCCTGTAGCGCAACCGATTCCAAACGCCGTGATTACGGTATGTAACGGGTCTACACTACCGGCAGCCGGAACTGTTTGTCTGGGAACGACGCTTATCTACTCAAACGCAGCTTTGACAAACATACTGTCAAATCCAACAAACGCCGATGCGAATGGTAACTACACTTTCTACGCAAACGCCGGATTTCAGTACGTTGTAAGTGTGAGCGGGACCGGTTTTGCGACGTATTCTTATGTATGGAGTGCTCCGATTCTTGGTTCGTCGAATCTTGTTCTTACAGGTTCGGTATCTATAAATTCTCCAGGCTCTCTCACCGTCAGCGGGGCGGCGACGTTAACGGGAGCGACGACGGCAACTAATTTACAAGGCTGCCAGTATGTAAACGCCAATCAAACTTTTGCCCAAGCGCTAGCCGCCGTTTCTAATCCAGGCTGCATCGAAGTCACACCAGGAACCTACCCAGTAAGTGTCAATGCCGCGATTCCTGCTGGAGTGACGCTGGTTTCTAAGAGTGGCGGTCTGCTCTCCATTGCCAATGCGGTGACATTGACGGTCAACGGACAAATCGTGGCTCCAGCAATACAAATATTTTCCTATACGGGAACAGGAACAGCCGTTGTCGCCCAGGGAAACGTGGAAGCCCTATGGTTCCCCGGCGCGAATCTCGGCGTACAAGTGAACAATGCTGCTCTGGCTCTTAACTCCGCAAAGGCTGGTGGCAACACGCATGGAGCCGGGAAAATTCATATCGCCTCTGGAACATATAGCGTCCCGCTTGGTGTGATGAATCCACAGGCTGACATCATATTATCTTGTGATTCGATTCAGTCCACAGCCATTTCCTTCACAGGAGCATCTGGCGCTGCAATCTTGTGGAATGTTGGTACGCCTACAGGTACTTACTACGAATTTGGAACTGGCATAGAGAACTGCCAAATCTATGGCCCCGGTTGGCCTAGTGGCTCAGGGCAGGCCGGAACCGGCATTCTTCTCGGAGACGCATCTCATGCCGTTCTAGGTTTCAAAATGTCGAATTCGTTCATTGCGGGGTTTACGCTTGGGATGGCTTGGGGGGCAAATTCCCAGTCGTGGGCAACGAAAGTTGACCATACAGTTTTCACGTTGAATACCCAAGATTTTGTTTATAATCCTAACTCCGGTGGTGGCACGGAGAACGTCGAATTAGACCATGTAATTTTCGCTCCAAGTTACGGAGCTGTAATTGCTAACGATGTAGTGATAGGTCCAGGGAGCTCCATAACAGACATTTGGTTTAGTAATTGCTCGTTTGATAACGGAGAATTAGTTGTCTCGAACGCTTCAAGTGTCGGGTTAAGCAAGCCTCATTTTGAGTACGGATTTAACAGTACGACGCCTTTTGCCGCTATCAGTGGCGGGGCTTTTGTATCCATGTTTAATCCAGTAGTGCAGTATGACCCGTCCAGCGGTTCGACCCCAACATCTGTATTTTCTGTCAACAACTCGACATTGGATTTGTATGCGGTAAAAATAAATTCAAACGTAGCCTCTATCGCAAACTATGTAAATGCTACTAGTACCAATCTGAGGGTGTGGGGAACACAGCAGTTAAATAATGTCGGCGGCATAACTTCTTCCGCCAGCAGAATCTTTGAATGCTGGCAGAGCACTGGTTCTTGTCAATTCTCATTGATTGGCGGGAACTTTACTATCAATACTAGCGGCAACATACAAATGCAAGGTCCCATCACCTTTGGACCTACAAACACCCTGCTCTTTTCTACGACTGCTCCAACCATCGCTGGTGCAGGCTGTGGAGGTACAGTAGCAGCAATTCAGAACGCCAACGGCACAGCGTCTTTTGATATATTTACCGGAACAGCACCGACCTCTGGCGGCTGCACAATCACAATGCCAGCAGCAGCGCATCATTGGCACTGTGAAGCAAATCACACAAGCGCTATTTCAACGACAAACTTTATTATCCAGCAAACCGACAACGGAGCGAGCACGACTTCTGTGACGCTGCAATTGTTTAGCGATGTCGCCGCCGCAACAGCACCAGCAGCCAGTGATACTTGGAGAACAACATGCACGGCAAATTGAAGATCGTAGTTCTTCTATTCGCCAAGACTTACGTTGTGAGGGTGATACCATGAAACGTTTCTTTCTGTTAACTTTGTTAATGGTTGTTTCTGTTCCGGTTGCTTTATCTCAATCCACAACCGTGACCCTACAAGTCACCGACGCTGGCGCGCAGAGCTGGAACAACGGTTCTTACTCCGTCGTGTTGAAATCTCAGCAAGGAGCGACGAATTTCGGTCCTCCTTTTAACCTCGTTGGTGGGGGGACGGTACCGAATCAAACACAGAGCGGAACGCTCAGCGCGACTGGCGGAGCTTCGTTAACGCTTACGCCGAATGCGTCTGTTCTACCTTCGCAAAGCGGATGGCAGTTTTCTGTCTGTCCGCAGCAAGGGATTCCTACTCAGTGTTTTGTTCAAACCGTCACGATTTTTGGTGCTTCGCAGACGGTTACGTTGACTCCTCCTACGATTTCGGTAAACTGCGGACCAGGAGTAAACGCCTACGCCGACTCGGAGGTAAGTTGTTCTCTTGGAGGACAGTACTACAACGTAACGACTCCGACGCAAAGACAATGTACGGCTTCAACGGGGACGGTATGTAATACATGGACTGCCGTAGGCGGCAGCAGCTCGCCCAAAGGTACTACTGACGCTGGTTCCTCCACAATTTATCTGTGGGACCCCAAATACAATTTCCCCGGCACGTCACAATGGACGTGCGCGGCGGGAATCTCGAATGGTAGCAATATCGTAACGACTCCGGGGACAGAAAGACCGTTTACAGGGAATCCAGTTAGGAACGCCGTGATTGGCGATTCAATATGGGCTTCTAACGCTCAGTGTGGCGGTGAAAACTCTGTGCAGGTTCCGTCTATTTATATCGCCCTTGGAACCATTACTTCAGTCGATTCAGCGCATCAAGTTCACGTTTCAAATAATGCCACGGCGACTTGTACGGTCGTGGCGCAAGATGGATGCGTGTTTGTTTGGGGGCCGGATGCGACCGCCTCGGTACAGGCGGCATGGGTAGATGCTGGAAACGCATGTGGAACTTTAGTGCTACCTGCTGGCGGAATCATGTTGCACACACCGCCAAATAATACAACGGCAGTATGCCCTGGCCCGGCTGCTGGGAACGATACAGGAAGCGGCTTGACTGTCAAAGGACAAGGCCCTTACGCCACGATGTTGCTGATGCGTCCCGATACTACATTTGGGAACGTCATGTTTCAAGACCCGTTGAGCAATCAGCGGCGCACTTACCATGATTTCGGAGTTGCCAGCTTTGTTACCGCGCCAGCAGGTGCGGCGGGCACAAGCGGATTTACCTGCTTTTTCCAGTGTGAGTTCTATAACGTATGGTTCCTGAACTATTTTCCGTCCACATCCGTCAATTTCACAGCGCTCACGTGCGCTGGAGTAACAAACGCCATCACTGAATGCCACAACAATATCTTCCTCAACTCAGGTGAACAGTCGGTTATTCTAGGCGCTGATGGCGTACTGTTCTACAACAATCAAATCCAAAACGCCACTAATTGTATGCTCGTAAATAACGGCGGAACAGTGCGAATGCACGACAACGTGATTGCACTGTGCAATTCACAAAACGCTTTAACGCTCGCCGCTGGAACGACACTTTATTCCAATAACGATCGTTTCAATGACGCGAACGCCGCTGCCACTGTATTGAATATATCAGGTACCTTTATAGCTACCAATGACCAAATAAATGGAGCAGGTACAGGCACGGCTATAAATTGCACTTCTGGGGCAATTTGTAATTTTGGCGGTGAGTCAACTACCATTTCTATAGGTGCCAGCGCTGGGCCAGCGCTAAATAACAGCGCAGGTACGGTGATATTAAGGAATACTGCTCTATCTGCTTCTAGTGGCGTGGGATTGGCTAATGGCGCAACGGGGACCGTAACCGTAAAGGACGGAAACACGTTCTTGAACGGCATCACCAACGCCGCTGGTGGAGTATTCAACGGTCAAGATGGGAATGGGGTCTATACCGGAGCCTGCACAGGCGTCGTAACCTCGGCAACCACTGTCGGTCTGTACGGGCTAGGACAATTCACGGCAACGACCTGCACCTCTACAACAGTTAGCATTGGCCGCGTGATGAGTAAGCCGGGTTCAGTCTACGGACTCTATTGCACGGCGACAGCGGGGAATCAGGCAGCAGATGCTTGCACGGTTGTGAAAAATGGAGTCGCGCAAACAATGACGTGCTCCCTCAACGCCGTGACGAATTGTTTTGATGGAGCGACTGGCCATGTGGTCACTTTCGTTGCTGGCGACATCCTAGGAATCGAAGTTATCGCAGGGACCGCTACAACTCTTGCAGGCGTGAAAGGGACGCTGGTGACGAACTGACATGACCCTCCGCCCCACACTCGCGTTGCTGGCCTTTCTCCTGCTCTCAGGCTCTGCCCAAGCCTCTCCGAAGCGGGTGTTGCGGGCGATTGCCAGCCAGTTCCGCGAGCATCCCACGCGGACGGCTCTTATCCTCGGCGGCGTAGCTGCTGGCGTCCATGCTGGCGGCTTGCGACATTGCCGCCAAGGTAGCGTAGAGAACTGCCAAGCGAAATACGGAGCGGCATGGGCCTCTTACGGAGCAGCGACCGGCATCAACTTCGTCGTGGTCGCAAGCACAAGCGGCTGCTGGCGCGACCAGAGCAAGAAATTCTGTTCACTATTCGCGTACAGCGGGAGTGCAGCGCAACTTGGATTCGGCATCAATCAGTGGAAGAAGAAAGGTGGAGAACATGAAACGCACGTTGATTTGTCTCGCATTGCTTTTATTCGCAAGCCTTAGCTTCGCGCAGGGCACTAGCCCGACGTTCTTCT